ATAATGACAGTTTTCGTTCTTGTTCTTCAGGACTTGTAGATGTTAAACGAACTGTGGAAACATAATGACCTCGAATATCGTTAGGCTTAATCTTGGCGTCTATTGCGCCTGCTTCCGTATTTCCAAATACAGTAACCGTGTCTCCGATTACATTTTCAACAATTCTAAGAACAATTTCGTTGGCTTCCTGCAAACCACGTTCTGTAGCATCAACCACAGCACCAAAGTTCAAACTTGCAATACCTGCTAAAACAGCAGTGTGATATCCAGAAGCTGCGCCAACTGGCCTTTCACCTCTGGCTACAGCTGGAACTGTATTGGCTTCGATTGCTCTTTCCAGTGTAGACATTGCTTGAAGTATGCTTTGAGGAGCCTCGCTGACATCTTGAGGCTCAATGTCAACATTTGGTGGAACGTAATTACGAGCACCAGGCTCCTGTGAAAATTCCTGCATGACTTCTTCCGTCATACCTCTTGGTCCTTTAAAGTTTAGAGATGACCATGCGTTCCTAGATACAATATCTAAGTATTGTGATGCTAGTCTTGATTCTGCTCTAATCATTCCGAAGTTACCAGAACCTATTCCTCTGTACATATGTTCAGGTTTACTGCCTACAGTCTTGATTCCTGTTTGAGGGTGAAATATAATCCATGGGATTCGCCCGTACGCGTGCCTGCGCGGGGACATGCACCATTGTCCGTTTGCCATGTAAGCAACGTGAGTTGATGTCCAAACTTCAGCAAAGTCACACTTGCCATCATTTACTGGCCCTTCGTAGTCTGGGAAATGTGCCATTATCCACTCAGAATCTATTTCTGAATTTCTTATAATCCAGCGTGGATTTGTACTGGCAGTGTCCCAAACACACTCCTGTGGATTGATGACTTCTGAAATTATGGGAAATTTAAATTTTCTGTTTTCTGTTATCTCTTTAACTTGCTTCTCATATTCGGTCATATCCTCACCTTCTGGAGGTGGTTCTGGCATCTCTCCCCATTGATGCCCGGCAAATTCAAACTTAACTAAAGATACTCCATATAATCCCTGGTGCTTTACAATCTCTCTTTTAACTGGAGTGTTTTGCTCAAGCATGTGATGTGCACCATTTAAGAATTTTTCAAGTAGTTCTGCTCTAGCAGTCGCTCTCGGTCCTGGCGTTGGAACATCAATGTCCATAAATCTTGGGGAAGCGTGAGCAACCAATGTTTCAATGATGGAGTGGAAGGTTCCTAGGTTTACTTTATTTCCGCCTAGGGGGACGGAAAAATCAAACTCCCCCAAATAAAATTCATCTGCTTCTGCGCAGTTATCATAAAATTTGGTAAATCTATCAGCGGCTCCGCCTCTTGATAATTGTGTCTTTACCCAGCCTTCGCTAAGTGCAGGTTCATCTAAAGGAGGGGCAGAAAGAAGGTTTACAGTTTCTTCTGCTGCTGCTTCTGATTCACTTGTATTCGCTTTGTAACCCTTATTTGAAGTTACCATTTAATCCATCGCGTCCAATAGTATTGATTCTTGCTTTGTGCTGATGTCAGTCAATTTACGCATTTCTTCAAGTTGTTTTGCTTTTCTTTGACGTCTCCATCGCATCAAGCGTCCTTCTGTATAAGATACACCATTATTTGACAATGGCGCAACTGTTTTAATTGAATAGACTGGATCATAGTCTTCTTCCATGGCTTCAGCAGGGTCGCACGCCATAAGCGCAAGTACCTCGGCGTCCACCCAGTCATCATGAGGTGAATTAGGGTGATCGAAGCTATAGCC